GACGTAGGCGTCGATGATCTCCGTCGGAATGGAGAAGCGTCGCATAAGTCGGGCTTCGAAGCACAGGCTTTCTCCGCGTTGGGACTGATCGAAGGCTTTGGCGTCAGATTCGTGGGACTCTCGGTCTTCCCAGTGTTCTTTGCAGAACTTGTCGTAATCTTCAGGGGTGCTACGTGCGGCCAGGATCATGGTTGGGGGCTTGGCTTCAACGATCTTTTGGAGGAGGTATTTGGCGACGGGATTGTAGAGTAGGAGGGCTCGATCAGACATCTCGGCGAGGATTTGGCCTGGGTACGCCTCGGATTTTGACACCTTCTGTTGAGACTTGACAAATGCTCGAAAGAAGTTTTCAGCCCAGTCTGGTTCGCCGCGCTTGTCTGAGTTGAGGAGGGCCGCGACGGTCTTGCTGTCCAGTTTGGCTGTTTCAGCGTCGAAAACGCAGGTTTCCATGAGGTGTGGGTCGAGGGGCACGACTTCGTTGGGGTCCCAACTCATTGCACGGCAGAGGCCTTTGTATAGTAGATTGCCTCCGAGGGTGGACCCCATGTAGTCTGCTACGTTGAGGGCCACGGTGGAGGCTCTGAGTCGGGTGGCGACGGTCATGGGGAGGAGGTTTCTGTCTTTGCTCGCGGAGTGTCGGGGCGCTACATTCCTGGGATCGTCGACCTCGCCTGGGTACTGGTTGGTCACAAGTCCAGCGAAGGTTTTTTCCTCTGCAGCTAGTAGGCGTTGATCGACGAGGTCTTGCCCAAAGCTATCATCGCGGGGGATGAACATCGGTGGCGGGACTTCAGGGGCGGGGTGAACCGGTGGGGTCAACTCGGGAGCAGGTTTGACTTCAACGCGGGACAAAAGTGTTCCGAGGTTTGGTCCTGCTTTGGCCCAATTTGTGGCTCCTCGCATGCTCATGTAGTCCGGAGTTGGGGTTTTGAGGAGAGGTGTGTTGAGGGAGGCTTCTCGCTTTTCGCGGTCGGCCCGAAGTTTTTTCCGTTCCTCTCGTCGGCAGGACTCAAAAAGTTGGCGGTCAGCGGCTGTGATTTCCAGGTCGTCTTTTTTGGGTCTTCGGATGAAGAGAGGACGTTTGCCTTTGAGATCCAAAAGTGTGAGGAGGTTGCGTAGGTAACCCCGGTAGTCGTTTATGTCGTCGGTGTTGGTCTCGGCGGCGGTTAACTCCAGCTCTTTCATTTCCAGGTCCAGGAGCAGGTCGTCGGTTGGGCGTGGGAGGTCATAATTTCCCTGTCGGCTGGCTAGGAGGTAGGAGCGAAGAAGACGGGTGGAATGGTTGATCCCTCGTAGAAAAGGTGGGAGGTCAACCGGTGA